TTCGACCTTTGGGAAGGTGCTAACTTCAAACTGAAGGCACGTAAAGGTGATGGTGGATATCGCACTTACGAGCCTTCGTCATTTGATGGCCCTGCTCCAATGTCTGATCCCTCAGGCAACGAGATGACTGATGATGATATGGAGGTGTTGTGGAAGTCTCAGCACTCCCTCCAAGAAGTTGTGGATCCGAAGAACTTCAAGAGTTATAATGAGCTAAAGGCGAAGTTATACAAGGTACTTGCTCTTGACGGCAATGCTGCACCTCAGTCTAAAGCAGAGGATGATGATGCGTCCGAAATGAACTTCAGCCCGAAATTTAAGGAGCGGGCTGATCCTAAGGGTGAGGAATTATCATCTCCAGGCTTAGCTGAAGATGATGATAGCATGGACTTCTTCAAAGCTCTCGCAGACGATGAATAATTAAAAAAGGGCGCCAATTTGGCGCCCTTTTTTAAAATGGTTTAGCTGGATCAATAGATCGATCAGGTGATATCGTCTGCATGAAGTTATTAGTTGTTGTGGAGTAAGATCTCGAGTCGGTACTATTGTTAATAGCATTTGCGATCGACTGAGCGCTAACTGTGGTTTCAGCAGCACGTTCCTCTAACTTGGATATCTTTTTCAGACGATCGCTTTCAATTTCAGCCAGACGGCCAGAAAGATTTGCACCACGAGCTTGCACAGCTTCTCTCGCTTCAGCAACGTCGTCTTCTCCAACGAGCAGACCACCACCCCTAACCCCCCGAATTGTCTCGAGCGCTAACAGTTTGATCTGAGCAGGAATGCTACCCAACCAATCACCAAGCATGATAAATCCCGATCTGAGCTTAGCACTTAGGTCGATGAACATTCGCTCTGCTTCGATCCATACTTTGGCAGGAATTCCTGCTAAGAATGCACCGAATTCAGCGAACTTAGTTTGGATGATGCTACTAACCCCGGCGAACGCTTTTTTAACCCATGAGATAGCAGAGCCCATAGCATCGCTGACGATATCTTGCAATTTGAATGGTTCGTCAGTTGGCTCAGAGAACCCGAACAGTCCTCTAACGAATCCTATTGCAGTGTTGACAGGAGCAAATACAATGTCCTGAAATTTGCCAAGGACCCCTATAGCCGACTTATCTTCCTCTCCAAACGTGAATAAGTCAGTTATAACCTTCCACGCATCTTTAGCACCTTTTATGATAGGATCTGATATTGTGCCAAACAGAGATTTGATCTTTGCTGTTATATTGGTCCATTTCTGTGCAACGTAGAGGGTTACTCCCTTCCATATATCGGAGATTGACGTTAAGAGGTCCGTTACTTCTTGACCTAAAGTCTTGAACAGTGATCCGTCGGGACCAAAGTCGACTCCGAATGTGGTAAGTACTGCGGTAAGGGAGTCGTCAGCTAGTGCGACTATACCAGTGAAAAGACCTTTAACGATTGTAGCTAAACCCGCTCCAATCTCACCGTCGAGTAGCAGATTAACGCCATCCGACACCTCGCCAAATGTCGCTGAGATATTGTTTATTGTATCTGAGACAAATTTCTGCATACTATCTTTGAAGTTGCCAGGTATTTTCAAAAGATAGGCCATTGTCGAATCAGAATCAGCTCCAAACAGGTTCGCGAAAAAGTCGCCTAATCTACGTAAGGTCGGCATCACCTTATTATTCCATGTTGATCGGATGTTTTCAATCGCTTTAGTAAACTCAGGGTTTTCGCCAATATCATGGAATGTACTATACAGAAGGTAAGCCACGGTGAGTAGGCCACCACCTTTGCCGACAATCCTTAGTACTGATTTTAATGGTGCTATCAATGAACCAGACGCGGTGCCAATCGACCCAAAGATACTAGCGAACATACTGATTTTATCAGTATCACCATCAATAGAGGGTATTACGACCTTGTCAGTTTTGTCAGAGACCTTTTCTGGGCGATCGTCTGTATCGGGGGCGTCACCAAGTCTATCCTTACGTTTATTATCCTTTACCAACTCCGTTTGACTCGTGTCAATTGATAGAACACTTTTTGCTATATCTTCGAGAATCGAAGTCTGCGACATCACAACTCTCTCAATAGACGAGCTAACTGATTTAATGGCACGAAGAGAGTTCGTGCCACTATTTCTCGTCAACAAGCCTTCAGCTCTGATCCGCTCTATCAATCCTTTGAAGTCGTCTTCCATTACTTATCCTTGAGTGATTCCATGAAATCGACTAACATACTGAAGTAGATGTCCCTCTCGTATGGAAGTAGATTTTCGATCTCGCTTATCTGATATTTATGGTGTTGTGCCAGCGCAAAGATGGTTTTATAATATATTGATAGTCTAGTGTGGCACAACGTTAGATAAAAAAAGTCTCTGTACCCTCGGCTACAAAGGTTTTTTCCTTACCGTCCTTAGTTGTGTACTCTTTTTCAAATCTCATCACTGGCATCGTGTCGAAGAACTTGCGAATTTTATTGAGGACGGTAGCATCTAATGAGTCAACAAATGCATCAACCTCAGGTTTGGAGAAGTCTTGAAGCTTATACACTTGCTCCCCGTCTACAATAGTCTCAATGCAATCAGTCATAATATCGATCAAGGATCCAGATCGCTCGTGATCGCTTTTAGCTGTATCATATCCTGATACAATATCCTTAACTGATTCGATTGAAGGATACCCCATCTTGAGCTTAATTGAATCGCTAACATCAATGATCTTACTGTGATCGGGGTCCTTCTTAACGCCAATCTCATTAATGTCGACTGTCAGCTCGATAGTCTCGTCAGTGTCTGGATCAGTGATGTTGAATGTTACGTGGTTATCAACCGACTTAGCGCGCATGTTGAGAAGGATGTATTCAATATCAAACATTGCTAGCTTGTCAATATTGTACTCTTGAAGACAGTTCCCCACGATCTGCTTAATAGCTAAAATAATATGATCAATGTCCTTTGATTCCTGGGCTATTAAGAGGATCTTCTCCTCTTTGACGGTGAATGGGCGGTACGTCACTACCTCATCTGTAGATGGGATGGTGATATTAAATAACGGTTGGTCTATCCGTGGTAGTGGCATCATATACTCCTATGATATAATTATTTGGAAGCCCAAATTTCTGCTCCCATGTATGTGGCTATTATGCCACCAAGCGTGATCCAGAATAGATCGAGCGCTGATCCGTACGCCTCAATTTGTGAAGGGTCAGCAAACGCGACTATGTATCCCCCTGACCCAACAAGAGCGATCATCGCAAAGATAGCCATGGTACGATGTGTAGCAACCCGCTTCTTAACGATGTCTACCTCATCCTGCTCGATGACGCCGTCACCATCAATGTCATTGTTAAATGGCTCAATCATTTTAAGGATCCAATTATAGTATTTACGTCTGTGTATAGGTTAACGGCGTCTTGAATGTTTGTGGGTAAACTCAAGCCACTGATGGCTTGTCCATACGTATTTAGAGCTGATAGATATGTTAAGACACCATTTCCCCTGTTTGAAAGACTCGTGGATGTTCCCTGGATAGTGCCATCCACTTTAAATTCATCGTACGCGAATGTTATAGGCATAGTCATGATTTCCGCAGTGTTTTCCCAAGCTACCTGCGTATTGCCTATTGTAGTTGGGAATGCTCCACTGAACTTGTATGTGTAGAACGACTCATCACTGTTTCCTGAATATGCAATAACTTCAATGGTTGCTGCGTAATCGTCTTTGTATCCAAACTCATACGGTAGTAGCCCGTTAGGGAGCTCATTGGTATATCCTTGTTCCACGTCGTAATGGACTATTTCTTGCATCCATCTGTGGAAGAACTTTTTCACAGCAAAGTTGCTATCAACCATGAATATGGTGTTGAGTTGTGTGTACTCCAGTCCAGTAGGACGCGTTTCAGCAGGACCGAAACCTCGTGTCTTTATTGGTGTGGTTTCGAGGCTGAATGATGGGATATCAACAGTCCGACACAAGAATGTGAGATCGCGAGTTGCAATCTCTTCGTTGAGAAAGTTTATCCTAGCGGGCAAGGTTATACGCATGACAAATAAGTTGCTCTTAGCAACACCATGCCTGTTGATTTGAGAAGTAAATTCTGATAGATTGAACGCCATTATTTCATTTTCCTTGAATCCGACCAGACTTTTCCTTTTGATTGCTTCTCGAAAGACTCAACTGGTAGAAACACCGCTGCAGTCCAGTTGTCAGCAGGGACTTTGATAAACCTTGATCTGAAGTGATTACCGAGGTATCGTTTAATACATGGCTTAAAATAACTGTGCTTAGCTATACTCTTAACGATCCCATAATTAATCTTCATCTTTGTATTCTCATCAAACTTATCGTTGCTCATAGTTTCGTATAGAGCATCTAATAGTTTGGCTCGAAGGATCGGTGGAAGGTAGTGCAAGTTCAGTCCTAGAATTCCATCTTTATAACGTTCGAGAGGAATGATTAGAGGGAACGTGTCGTAGTATGGTAGGGTTTTCTTATGCTTTGGGTCATAGTGAACAAAGTATAATCGTCCTGGTCCTGTGTTTGTCCACGAGTTGACAAGATTATCACCCTCTTCACGCATCAATCTTGTGGAAGAGATATTCTTAGTATTTTTCCGAATCATCTTCCGATACCAATCAATTGATTCCACGGAACGGCGACCTGCAACCCCCTTCTGCTGGGCATTCTTCAGAATGAATTCAAACGTTGTTGCCACTAAATGTATCTTCCTTGGTATATCTGGTACGTCTTATTTATTTGATCCCTAGATCGTGTTCTGTAAGCTTCTGAAATTTCCACTTTCTATCCCTGCAGAACTCCTCAGCAGCCTTCCACTTAGCCTCGTTCACACCCCACGTCTTGACTTCATTTAGAAATCTCCGGCTAGGTCTTCCCGAAGGGGTTTTACCTTTCGCTGGGTCAGGTGGCCTAGTTTGCGCATATGGTTTGACTTCTATAAGAATAGTCTCAATGTTGCCTTCTTTGTTGAGTTGTTTTACTAAGAAATCAGGAAAGTATCTATGTATCCTATTATCGATTGGGCTGACATACGGTAAGACAACTTCTTCACTCGACCACTCAAGAACCTTTGGATGTTTGTCGAGGTATGAGCAGAGCCTCAATTCCCATCCAGACCGATATTGTATGTTACTAACGTCGCCCTTATACTTCTCAGGATTCTGAGGCCGATATCGCCCCTGATAATACTTCTTAGCCATGATTGCTCTCGTCCCATGTCGTCGACATACTGCTGTCGTATATAAATAACCTCAATGGTATTTATAGGGAAACCCAAATGACAGTAGAAAGAGATATAGCAGTCTCACGGAATCAATTTTCCATCACAGACTTGAGCTATCCATCGAACCCTATGGTCCACAATATTGTTTTCGTTTTTAAGGGATACAGTTACAATGGAACTAGAGGGATGACACAACCCGTATCCACTACGCGTGGATCTATAGTGTTGCCTCTCCCATCGAACCTACAAGACACATACACAGTAAAGGTGGGAGAACAAGAACTCGGATCGTCTGGAGCCTTTGCCGCTGATGTTATTGGATCAGGAACATCTAGCCTCAAAGGAATGATCCAAGATCTTAATGTAAATACTGCTGATATTGGTGGATTCCTATCAACACTAAAGACTGCAGGTGCGTTCGTTGGTAGGAATGCTTTCGATTCACTCCCGGTTGGTGGCCTAAACGAAGCTATCGATATTGGAACAGGAATTGCAGTCAACCCTCACGTCGCTCTAACATTCGATGGAGTTGGATTGAAATCACATTCGTTTAACTGGAGTCTTTCTCCAAAGAATGAAGATGAGGCACGTAGGATTCGAGATATCATTACTGAAATTAAAAGACGGATGGCCCCATCTTACACCAATATGCGGCGTGGATCTAGTGGAACAGTTGCTTCAAGAGCCCTACTCGATTACCCAGATTTAGTAGAAGTTTATTTCGTTGGGGTTAATCAATCATACTTTTACTATTTTAAGCCCGCTATGATCAACACATTCACCGCAAACTACGCCCCTCAAGGAGTTGCTTTGAATAAAGGAGGCCGTCCTGCTGTAATTCAACTTGACATGTCGTTGACGGAAGCAAGTATCCATACAAGAGAGGATTACTAATGTCCAAATACTTCAGATACTTTCCGGAAGTCGTTTATACTGGCAAGGTCGTCCGTGACATTACGAAGCGGGTTAGGTTCCACGATACGGTAGGATCTAACCCATACGTATTCCTTCCATATACTATCAAGGAAGGAGAGAAGCCTGAGGACGTTTCACACCTATACTACGGTTCAGTTGATTACGTTTGGTTGATATATCTAGCGAACAACATAATAGATCCGTTCTACGATTGGCCAATGACGCAAGATAATTTAGAGAAATGCATCATGGATAAGTACGCTTCTAACGCTGATGCTGTCGGTCAAGCAGTCTTGGATTGGTCTCGCGCCACTAATACTGTAGATAACGTATTACACTATCAGAATATCGACGGTGTAAAGATATCTAAAGAGACGTACACTCTAGGATCAACCTTAACAGATAATTTTACAGCTGTAGAGTGGTCTCCTGTTCGGGTTTATGATCATGAGTTTGATAGAAATGAAGACCGTCGCAACATCCAGATTGTGGATAGGCAATATAAAGATCAAATGGATCGCGAATTGAAAGAGGTTCTGAATACATAATGTCAATGAAGCCAGCAGGAACGTACGTGCTAGATGAGTTTAGCATTGAGTCACTAACTTCTGACACGTCTCAGCAGTCGTTTGATCCACGAACAGGATTTTCGACAGGATCTGCAAGTCCTGTTCAAGTGGACTTGAAGTCCATCGTTCACGTGTGGAATATACAAGAGTCTATGTTGAATGGCTCTGTTAGAGGGTCTGCAACGATATATGACGCTGTTGGTGCATTCTATGATATGCCTATGAGAGGTCAGGAGATCCTCAGAGTCCGTTACACAGACTTGAAGGGTGTTTCAAAGGAGCACAAGTTCTTTGTGTATTCTATTACTGATGTTAAACCATCCAAGAGCACTGACGATGCTGTGTTGGAGTATAAGTTGAACTTTGTATCATTTGGCAAGTTCTGGTCCGATAGATACTCCATTCAACGATGCATAGCTGAAGGATCGGGGACAGGAAGGAGATATATTCCTATTCACGAGCAGGTTCAGGTATTATTCGACGACTACTACTCCAGTCCTGGAGGCACGCAAAAGCAAATCGAAATTTCCGAAACTGATGGTGAACAGAAGTTGGTTATTCCTAATCTCAAGCCTGAAGATGCGATGCACTTCTTCTCTCGTAGAGGTTTCTCAGCGACATATAAGTCTAGTAACTATCGATTCTTTGAGAGTCGGGATAAGTACCACTTCGCCAATGTCGAAGAACTAGTAGCGTTTGCTCCCGCCGATCAGTCATTTTACTTTGCTTCAGGCCCAGCAGATCAGACTCCTGAAGCAGAACTCGCTAAACTTCAGAGTGTAATTGAAGTAGATTACGGTCAGACTGTTAATACCATTGACGCGATGAATGAGGGCGCATACTATAGGAAGTTTACAGGATTAGATCCGTTGACGAGAACACAAAGTGTATCATCATATCAGCACAAAACATCATACGTTGAGTCTACGTACCCAGATGGGGAGGGGACAAAGCTTAATCTGCAAGCGTCAGATGAAATGATAGATCTTCACATGAATAAGTGGCGGAATGTGTATGGAATCAAAGACTACGCTGATCCTGATGTCAATAGTGCGTACGGACTTCGACCACAAACACATTACGGTGATATTTACAACAACAAGACTGCATCAATGTATCATTACGAACAGTCAAAAATTACTATTCAGATTTTTGGAACGAATGAAGTCGTTGTGGGGTCTGTAATCCAACTTGAGCTTCCTGAATTTAGAGTGCAACTTGAGCAGGATACACAACGATCTGGAAAGTGGCTTGTTGAATCGATATCTAATGAGTTTGTTGAGAACTCATACTACCAAACACTAACCTTGGTTAAGGGCGGATTACTTGATGGATGAGAGGGTGCTATGATTTTTAATGCTTCAATGGGCATGGCCCCATATTGGTTTTTAGGCGAAGTGGTCGATAACAATGATCCGACTAATGCAGGGCGTGTTCGTGTTCGTGTGTTTGGAATTCATCCTAGTGATCCTTTCGTTGCTGATGGAGATAAAGAAGCTCTTGATTATGTGGAGGATCAGGACCTTCCATGGGCAATCTGTGTTAATGGAACATACGGGAAGATGAATATGGTTCCTGACGAAGGAGATTGGGTCTTTGGGTTCTTCGTTGATGGCAAGGAAGCACAGCATCCCTTTCTGCTCGGCACACTTCCGGGTACAAACCTAGATGATGCAGGAGCCCCACCAGTTGAAGGTAGCAAGAGAGTAGGTTCAACATCGAATCAAAATAGATTGACTAATGCTGATGTTAATGAGATACTTTCTGGTCCTCAAGGTGATCAGGCGAGACGCAATGCTGAAGAGTTCCTTGGACGCGAAATGTCAGACGATGAGTGGAATAATCTGGTCGCAGCGACAGTGGCGGAATCGCTTCCCAACTCGCCCGAAGAACAAGCGTATGCTATGGGGGTTATCTTAAATCGTGTCAGGTCTCCCAAGTACCCCAACTCAGTTATGGGAGTTCTCCACCAATCAAACCAATTCCAGGCGGTAACAGGGGCAGCTGGATCTGGTCCTTCAAACAACTTCATCAACCCATCGCAAACACAAATCGCCAGCACCATATCAGGTGTTAATCAATATTTACCTTCTGCTCCAACCACCTGGCTAAACTTCACGTCCAATATAACATCAGCGTATGGTGTAGGGACTGACATCGGGTTCAGAGACCTTGTAGCAAATTCACCGGGATCACGCGTGGTCGGTGGAACAGTATTTGGAACAGTAAACTAATGCCAAAGATTTCAAAAGATCATGTAGAGAACTTCGGACGACCACCTTTATCTCCGTATATGTGTGGCGAGCAGCCAACGAGCACGAGCGCACCAATACAAGGTGCTGCAAAGGCAGAAGAAGTTGCTACCCCCAACTCAGACCTTACTTGGAATGAGCCTGATATAACCGTTCCTCAACGATCCATGAATACAGTAGTATTTCAATCAAAGCGTGGAGGCAATTCTGTAGTAGTGAATGATGAAGGGGCAGACGGAGATGGATATATTCTAATAACTCACCACTCCGGCTCTGTTGTACAAATCGACCAGGACGGTACAATTTTAATCAAATCATTTGGGGATACGTACAACACGACTGAAGGTCTTCACTACCAACGATCTGCTGGCGACACCAACCAGAGCGTTGGAGGCGAGTGGAATGTCATGGTTGAGGGTGGATCTGGTAACGTAAGCATTAACGGAGACTTGAATATAGAGTGTGAAAACTTCGCGCTGACTGCTCGAGGTAAGGCAACTTTCAACTCTGGAGAGGGAATAGAGATGAAGGGGGCTAAATTCTCTATGGAGGCACACACTGACAACCTAGATCTAATCGCTAAGAACGTAAAGATCGGTGCAAGTGAAACCTTCAGTGTCCTATCAAAGGGTGATATGTCTCTCGGCACCGAATCCAACATGAACCTGAAGGGCAATGGTGAGATTAGAGTGGACGCTTCAGGTGAGTTGAAGATGAAGGGATCCAACGCTAGGATCAGAGGTGATGTAGTCTATATCGATGATGTTGTTCGCTTAGCTGAGGGGGGCGCAGGAGCAACCGGAATCGACGATGCTGTCGCTCCCGTAGTGTCCACATTACCCAGTCCCCCAGGAAGACGTCTCTCAACAAATAGTGGAGTGGGTGTAACAAAAGTTAGACCTAAAGCTGGTGGAATATCAGGGCGTGAGATAGATGATGTTTAAAAAGGAACGGGGCCACAGATGACGTGTAGACCAACGACATTAGCGACTAAATATGCTTCAACTTACTTAACCCAAAGTAGTTCAGAGTTTACAGCAAATCTAGGATTTGCGGATTTATTGAAGCGAGAGGCTAACCCAATTGACCGTTTCGATAGGGATGCTCTCGTTGAAGCCTCTAAGGGGTTCAATGGAACGATTCGTCGCGTGGATCTAACTAATTACCCGTACGTTGAGAGTCGCGTCGCTCAAGGAGATATTCTATACCCTGAGTTTGGCGACTTCTTGATTCAGGCAGGATACTCGCTCGATGTGGTGACAGCAGTAGTTAACGATTTTCCGGTTGTGACATATGACGTGACCACCAACTCTGTTGATATTCTCCCCGTAGCAAACATACCAGTAGGGTACGCTGAAATCATCTCACACCTGGAATTGCACTACTCAGAAAATATTGCTAATACAATATCTGGCGGATTCTGTGGAGCATTTTCTAACCCCTTCAGTCAAATCCTAAAGGCTGTTGCGACGATCCAACTAGGCGTCAACTTGCTAGACAAGCTAGCGAACTTCAGTCTTGAGGACTTATTTGATCAACTCGGTACCTTGAAGACTAAGCTGATAGCAATAGTGGATGGGCTGAAGGAAACTCTTGTGCAACAAGTGCAAGCCATCGCAGACAATGCTACTCAGCTATTGTCTGGTATAGGCCGTCAAACAAACAGACTTTTAAAATCAGTACACTCAAGAATTCAAAATGTGCGATCGTTCCTCGATGATCTAACTATAGAGTCTATTAAATCAGAGATCGAAAAGTTTGTTAACCAATCAGTTGATCAGTTTGAGGAGTTGACTCCCGAAGCGATCGCCCTTTTAATGTTCCGGTTTTGCCAATTTGCTGAGTTAATCCAATCATTCATGAAATCGCCTATCGATGTTTTGAGTGTGTATGTCAGCGGGATTGTGGAAGAGCACATTAGACTTGAGGCATTCGGTAACGATCGATCTAGAAGTGCCACTCAAGCGGGAGCTGTCCGTCTCTCAGAGGCAGGGATTCAAGACGGCCAATCGAGAATGGCTGCGGCTTCTGCTCGAAGAGTAACGGGCCCATATGTTTCCGATCCGCATCTAACGCAAGAAGAGAATGCTTCGATAACCAACATAAGTGCTGCTGGCGTTCCAGGCCGATTCATCTTCAGTAGTGGCGTGATATCAATGCATACTGGAAACGGTAGCGGATCTGCACCAGGAGACACGTATCCAGGAGCAGGATATGCTGAAGTTGACCACATGGTATGGCAGAAGCTTATGATAGTCTCAAGAGAGTTTGGCCGACAGTTAACTATCAATAGCGCATATCGATCCCCTCAATACAACAGAGCTAATAATGGGGCTTTTAATTCATTACACTGTAAAGGCAAGGCAATCGATATTAGTACCAACGGATTATCTGATTCTGAGATCCGTAGACTAATCGGATTACTTAGCCAAGTCGGATTTCAGGGGATGGGTAGTTACAAATCGTTTATCCACGTTGACACGGGGAGTAGACGGGTGTGGGGGCCTAATGGGAGTCGCTCATCTTTGAATCAAACGAGATTCAAATCTGCACTCGAGCGCCACGAATCTAATGGGTATCGGACTGTTACAGTAACCGTGACTTCTCCTGAGTCCACGGTTACTGTCGATGTTGTTGGTCCTCAGTGACGCACTTTAACCAAAGTGCGGTTGTGCAAGCATTGAATGTTGTAGCCGCCTGCCAGTATCGTATCGATTTCGATCCATTTATCACCCATATCAGTGACGACGTTGAAAGTCCCGTGAAAACCATCTGATGTGCTGGAATACTTGGATTCGATAAGATCAGTAACTCCCGCTTTAATCAGCTTCGCTTCGATCGAAGCGTTGCGGCGAGAAATAACAGCATCACAGTTCTTTTCAACAATGGGGATTATCATCTCAATCGAGCGACCGTAGAACACGTTGATGTACCACGTCTTGCCACCTGCGGTATTGAACCTTAGATCGTACATCGCTGAGTCAACGGCGCTGCGTTCACTGAAAGTCTTCGCTGCTTTACGTTGTGCCTCAAGTTCCTGATACGCCTCAGTCTGAGGAAGGTTTTTCAGAGCCTCTTTACGTTCTGCAGCCCACTTTTGCTGACGCTCCTTGAACATCTGATCAATCGGGGCGAACATTTCAAGAAGTTCTGCTTGGATTTGTGTGATTGTGCTCATCGTTATATCTCCATTGCTTATGTATTCAATATAACAGCAGATGCCTTGGGCCACAACAGATAAATAAAGTAAAGGGGATAGATATGGCTAGAACGCCCATTACAGTAAAACGGGAATTGTATTCCGACTTCTTTAAGGACCTGACGGAGAATCCCGTCAGTAACGACCTTGCGCGTAATACAAATGAGGAGGCTGTTAAGGAGGCTATCAAGAACCTGTTGTTGACTGATAAGGGTGAGCGGCTATTCCAACCAACTCTCGGTGGTGATATTCGCCGCCTACTATTCGATAACATCACTCCTGCATCTCTTATAGTTATAAAAGAGGTCGTGCGGGAAACGATTGAGAATCATGAACCCAGAGCCGATCTTATTGGAGTTGATGTTAAGTCAGCAGTAGACGACAACTCCATACAGATCACAGTAATATTCAACGTAATAAATAGTGAAGAAGACGTAACATTGATCACAACTATAGCTAGGGTTCGATAATGGCAGATAACATCCCCTTCACCCAACTCGACTTTGACCAAGCGAAAGAGAATCTCAAGACGTTCCTTAAAGCGCAAAGCCGATTTAAGGATTACGACTTTGATGGGTCGAACATTAATATTCTGTTAGATGTATTATCATATAACACCTTTCACAACAACTTATACGAGAACATGGTATTCTCGGAGTTATTCATGGACTCTGTGCAGCTCCGAGAAAATGCTGTGTCGCATGCCAAGGAGCTCAACTACCTTCCGAGTTCACATCAGTCAGCTAGATCAGTGGTTGATTTGACCATCAACGTTCCTGACCCTACCAATAGCTCTGCGGTATTAACTATACCAAAAGGCACAAAATTCAACGCGCAGTGTGGACAGAAGAGTTACACTTTTATCACTGATCGCAACAGGTCAGTGAAAAGAGTCAGTAACTCCTACAGAATAACAGACCTCGAAGTGTATGAAGGAAGGTTACTTAGCGAATTCTATACGGTAGATGATAGTAATCCAGTTACATATGTAATCAACAACGAATATGTCGACACTAGAAGCACTCGCGTATTTGTTCGAGAGAACTCCAATCCAAATTCAACCAAAGTTGAATTTACTGGAACAAAAGATATCTTCGGTATCAAGATAGATGACAGTGTGTACTACACAGAACCACACTTTGACAACCTCTACAAGATATCATTTGGCCGCGATAAATTCGGAATGGAGCCTGTTAACGGTAGCGTTGTCGAGATTGAGTATCGAGTAACCAAAGGTGAGGAGCCAAATGGCGCGAAAAGTTTCACTCTAATAAGTACGATTGGGGGTTACACGGGAACTGTCAATAGTGCAACTACAGCGACAAACGGGTCTGACAGAGAAACGATTGAAGATATTAAATTCTTTGCGCCAAAGTCCATTCAGATTCAAGAACGAGCTGTGACTAAAACTGACTATGAGGTTCTACTTAAGCAAAGGTTTCCTAACATCCAAACAATATCCGTTTACGGAGGGGATCTCGCTGATCCACCACAATATGGTAAGGTTATCATCTCTGTTGATGCGTTTGGAACAGAAGGAGCAGGAGCATCAGAGCTTCTTGAGTATCGAAACTTCCTTCGCGATAAAACGCCCCTCACAATTGAACCTATATTTGTTCCGGCTCAATTCGTTTATGTGTCTCTTGATGTCAACGTATACTATAACCCAACACTAACCACTAAATCTAGCGATGAATTGGAGCAGATTGCTTCTGATGTCATTCAAACATATTCCGACACCAGCTTAAATATGTTTGATGCGACTCTTCGTCAATCTAGATTGACTAATTTAATTGACGTATCAGATATATCTGTGTTGAGCACAGATGTAACATCTACGCCTATAATCGAATACGTTCCCGTCATTGGGACGACGGCGAACCCCACATTCGATTTTACGGACTCGTTGGTACGACCTTACTTGCTTAATGAGGTGCAAGGATTTACGTCACATAATCCAGCAATAACAACAACCATCTTTACTCTTGAGGGCACAGCAATTACTCTTCAAGATGATGGTGATGGAACAATCATAGCTGTGACTGCTAATTCATCCAGTAAGAGAATATTCAAACAGAATGTTGGAACAGTTGACTATCAAACCGGAATAGTCAGATTATCAAACCTCGTCATCGATCGATACGAGGGATCCGCTATTCAATTCAAGGCAAACACAATCAACAAGGATATCAGATCCGAGAAGAATAAGATTCTTGTCATTAGATCCTCAGACGTTAACATCAATATGGTGGCTGTTAGATAATGGCAACAACCAACGACAGAGTAAGGTTAACAACCTACACAGATATTCCAAATCAGTTTCCCGCCTTATATCAGGAAGACGGGGAAATCTTTGTTGAGTTTGTTCAAGCATATTACAAATACCTCGAACAGCAAGAAGACCGCTTTCGAGACGCATATAACATACGTGACATTGACACCACATATGATAAGTTCCTAATTCACTTCAAAAAGAAGTATCTCAGTGAATTACCTCTTGACACGTCTATCGATACTAGATTCATTGTCAAGCATATTCAAGACCTCTACAGAAGAAAGGGGTCAGAGGAGTCGCTACGTCTCATATTCAGAATGTTTTTTGATGAAGAAATTGAGGTCACATATCCTAGCACCAATATACTGAAGGTGTCTAACTCAACATACACACATTCAAGCTACATCGAATTGAGACCTGTTAATAGCTTTAGAGATCTAGCAATCCAAAGAGGCGATCGCCTCTTTGGAGACACGTCTAAAGCTAATGCGTTTGTGGATGAAATAGTGTTCCATAATCTTTCAGGAACAGTCATACCGATCATTTACCTATCTAACGGATATGGTAAATTTGTCAGTGATGATGATATCCAAGTGGATGGAGTTCGTGTCGATGAGCAAGGAAACTCAGTTAGAGTGCTCCTCACACCAGGCAAAATAATCAGAGGTAGTGTCAGCTCTGTTGATGTCGTTGATGCTAACAGACAACCCGGAAACCAGGTTGGAGAGACGGTCAGCATCAGATCTTCTGAGAACGGGTCGGGTGCTAAAGCGGTTATTACATCCATCACTGAAACGGTCACTGGCGTCATCAAGTTTGCAGTAGAAGACGGTGGATACGGGTACAGCAGCAATAACTCTCTCAACGACATATTTAAATCAAACCAAGTTGTGGTGACTACCGTCAACGGGACATTCGATACGTATGACGTTATATCAGCAGCTAATGTGCAGGTCACCGACCTAACCGGGAATTCAGCTCCCTATTCGGGGACAACTGTGTCAGGAACTGCTCAGGTTGTATCCTATGATGAGGATCAGAACGTACTATTTCTTAACGCGGCAAATTCATCAGTGTCCTTCACTGGATTACCTCAAGGTGCCAAAGTAACTCTAACCAACGAGACGTCTAACACAACGTTCGATGTGGTTGGAATCACTGAATTCAATGATAGTGCATCGTTTGAGATCGGTAGTCTCAACAACAGCGAGGTCATAACATTCTTTACTGACATCGTTGGGGATTACTTAGGTGTGGTTCTCAATGCTGCTGACTATGGTATGTCAGGTGCTAACACTGAGACTATAACCACTACACTTGCTGACGCGTTTTCTTCGACGACGTTGACAATTGGGTCCATTGCCGCTCTTAACGTGCTTGATGAAGGCGTCGACTATAGAAACGACGTCGCGTGTGTGATTACGCAGAGTGATATATCCAAGTTTCAAAAGCAGGATGTCATAATGACGTTCAATGTGATTGACTTTGTCCTCCAAAGTGGTGATGTGATCACTCAAATTATTGATGTAGAGAATTTTGATACATCAATCCTTGAACCATATACTGTCCGAGGAAAGTTTTTAAAGCGTGAAGGTAGCCAATTCTTCTTCCGTCAACTGAGTTTCCACGGTTTTGATAATGACTCAACCGTTAGTATCAAAGGCAACGATTATAACATTCTATCGCTTAGCGAAGACCCTCTATCAAAAGATATGGGAACTAATGCAATCACTAGCGGATTAGCAGCATTTGAGATTGGTCAGATCCAGACAGTCGATGTGATTGACACCGGATTTTACTACAGAGATGGTGAGTCCGTTGAGTTGTTAAATTCCGCTGATGAAGTCGTGGCAACTGCGACGATACAGTCACGTGGCGATGGGTTCACTACTGGTAAGTGGACTACAACTTCTTCATTCTTGAATGATGTAACCAAAGTTATTCATGATAATCACTACTACCAAGACTACTCATATGATATATCATCTATAATTAATCCTGATAGGTACACTAATCTAACTCGCGATCTCGTTCAGGTCGCGGGAACGAAACAATTCAACTCCCATTTGATAAATAGTGTTAACAACATCAAAGTGAGTGCCGATGTATCGTATGGCATTTACGACGCCAACAACAACTTAATTACTTCCGTAGTTGACATAGAGTGAGAGACTGATGCCGAAAATTGTTACAGAAAATTTTAGAGTAGAAAACGCGAAAAAGTTTCACGACTCCTTTTCTGATGCCAACACTGTATATTATGTGATGGCATCTGACCTAAACAATCCTGAAGGTACTCCAATCAGTAACACCCAGAAGGATAAGCGGACGTTTCTTAGCCGCGTAATCTTTGGCAATAAGGTGGGGTCTGCTGATGTCAAGTATATGTTTAGCAAGAACGACTGGGTTGCTAACACTGTATACGACAGTTTCGACGATGAGCAGGACGTAGAAACGTTGAACATGCACGTCACAGTGCTAACTGGAGCTTACGGTGAGTCTGCATATCACGTATTCAAATGCATCAGAAATAACAGTGGGGCACCGTCAAGCATTATCCCCTCAACGTCTGGAATGGAGAATAATGTTGAGATTGAGCTCGCTGACGGTTACGTGTGGAAGTATATGCTCGAGGTAGTTGCGGCAGAATACACCCAATATGGGACAACCACATTACTACCTTACGTGCCTGAAGCGTCAGTCATCGCAAGTGCAGAAGAGAGCGTGTCTGATATTATAGTTGAGAGTGCGATCGATAAACAGTTCGCCGCTTTCGATATAGGTGACGCGTTTATCTCAACAGTTGAACTGGATGGATTGACAGGCACCACGTACAAAGTGACTATTACAACAACAAAGGAACCTAGGTCGTCGTCTGGTGCATATATGAATATGTATCTGAGAATAATCGATCCAGGACAAGCAGAATCTGTTTATGATATTCAAGGTTCAGAGGTCATCAACACAACTTCGATGGTGGTTTATGTAGACTCGGCCGTTGATCTAACGACGGTTACTCCATCTCTATCCACTAAAGTGTGTAAAATCGTACCGAAGATTGACACCTCCCTCACTGTTGGAGATCCTTGCATATCATATGGTGAAGTTGATTCTGAGGGTACATTAGTGTCAATACAGTTTGTGGATAAAGGAACTGAATATAAATCTGCAACATCAATACTTGCTCTACCGTCAGCCATATCTGATGTTACACCCCTCACTACAATTAGAGCTATCATATCTCCGAGAGGTGGACACGGATCTGACCCGATATCAGAACTTTATATGAGCTCAGTGGGGGTTGTTACCGAATTTGAGAGTGGGGTGTCAACTAATATTCCCGACTCGAACACGTACACGAAGATTGGATTAGTACTAGATCCTGAATTCGCTAATACGAGTCCCACGAGTCTGGATAACCGGCTTGTCATCACCCTCGACGGAGATGTAACGAGTATAGTTGAGCCAGGTCATTATCTTATTCAAGAAGTTAATGATGAGTCTGTTACAGCGATCGTTCACGAAGCTTCTTATGATGGTGTTGAATTGGAGACCATCCTGCATATGGTAAATTATGATGGGGATACTGTGTCATCCTTTGTCGCGGGGGCTGCTACAACAAAAACATCATTAGATGCCACATCATCAGACTCAGTAACGATAAATACCATCAGTAGTGATAAATATATTGCTTACACAGGGGAATTGTTACATTTCATCGACTTCGATGAAATCGAACGGCAACAAGACAGAGTCGAAAAGGCAAAATTTGTCTTTGACTTCTAAAGGAATAGTTCATGGGAATTAATACAGATCTCAATATAGATCCATACTTCGACGATTTCGATAAGAATAAACAGTTCAATAAAGTTCTGTTTGCTCCCGCGAGAGCTGTTCAAGCACGGGAATTGACTCAACTTCAAACTATCCTACAGGATCAGGTTGAACGATTTGGATCAAATATCTACAAAGAAGGCTCTGTAATCTCAGGTATTAACGTAACTGAACGCAGCGATATATCCTTTGTTAAGCTGAAGGATACTACAAACTTCCCTGATCCGACAATATACGACAAGAGTCAAGCGGAAACCTTTTTCGTAATTGGTGAGACTAATGGCCTCAAAGCAGAGATCGTCAAGGGAGATAATGGATTTGAAACACGTGCTCCCAACCTGAAAACCTTCTACATCAAGTATCTGAACACAACACAAGCAGGTGCCCTTGACATCAAAGAGTTTGAACAAGGGGAAGTTCTCAGCATTGTTGACGAGAATGACACACCTGTATCTGACCCTGATGGAATAAACGATATGGCAGTGACTGTAGCAACGGTCGCAAACCATGTGGGTCAATCGTTTGGTGTGTCGATCAGTGAAGGTATACTTTTCCAGAAAGGCCACTTCGTCTTTGCTGAAGAGCAATTCACAATTGTATCAAAGTATACTAATGTTCCCAATGATGTGTCTATTGGCTTCACTGTCCAAGAGAATATCATTACTTCAAGTCAAGATCCAACGTTGCTAGACAATGCTCAAGGATTCAGCAATGCAAACGCACCGGGGGCGGATCGACTACAGTTGAAGCCGATCCTAATCTCCTGTCTCACAAGTGAAGAGCCAGAAGAGTTCTTTAGCATCATCCGGTATGAGAATGGTCAAGCCGCTGCTATCAGAGATGTTACACAATTCAACGTTATTGCCACTGAAATGGCAAGACGCACTTATGAAGAATCCGGCAACTACGTTGTCCGTGGAATGAACGTATCTGTAGAGCAAGACGCTAACAACTCTTACGCTGTGGTGAGTGCTGGTAAAGCATATGCATTCGGATACGAAGTTAACAACATTGCAAGAAAGTTTATCGAGTTAACTGCTTCAACCGACACTCAACTGAAGCAAAACCAGAGCGTTGGTGTTGACTACGGTCTATATTACGAGTTCGTGTGGGGCACGTATTCTGGACAAGCTAACAACTCAGTCATTGACTCTTTCTTGCTAGATGGAACTCGATACAACCTCCTTGATGGAGCTGATGGCGTAATCGGAACATGTTCTATTCGCAACGTAACACCTGGATCTGGGTCAGCATTGGGTAAGATCCATGTGTATGCTATTGAAAAAGCATCTGGAGAAGAAGACACGGCTGTCGCTAAAGTCGGAAGTACTCCGGTGGTTTCAACGTTGAGAGGCACGAATCATGGTATCACCACATTTGCATCCGGCAAGAGCAATCTTCTAACAGCTAACAATCTATCATTCTCCCGCAGATTTAGAATTACAGTAACTGCTGGTACCACCTTCACACTCAATAACACAGTAGACGTAACCCCCTTAACTTCAAACATTTATGGGGTAACAGCAACGAGTGAATTGGTGTCTCCGAGTGTGATCACTCAGAACGGCTCGTCAGTTTCGTTGACGTTTGGAACAAGCGTAGTACAGATCTATTACGATGCAATAGATACGAGTGTTCTAGCTGATGATTTGGTCGAGAAGGACATCTTCGTAGATACCACATTAGCTAGCGGTAAAGCTTGGATTGGTGTCCCCAATGCTGTTCAAGTAATATCCATCGTGACTGATGATGGAGCAGGAGTTGATGTTACTGACAGATTCCGACTTGTTAATAATCAGAGAGAAAGCTACTATGATATTTCATACGTCCAGCTCAAATCTGGTGAAGCAGTCCCTGCCAATGTAAACTTGCAAATTAATGTTAAGGTTCTCGAGAGAACGACAAATGTCGGTGGCGGATTTCTTTCAGTGAATTCATATAATAATGTGGATTCGACCCTTGTATCCTCATTCGGATCGAAAAATGGCACTGTATACGACCTACTGTCGGCGTACGATTTTAGGCCGTATGCAACTCCATGGGTAGCTTATCAAACATTGGCAATCAATGCAGAGTCTGTCACAGCAGCTTCAATTTCTCTTTCTACAGGAGCTGTTCCAGCAACGGCTGGCTTTATAACAGCCGACCTAACCTTTTACCTATCACGTGTTGACAACGTCGTAATCGACGCATCTGGTTCCTTTGCTGTGGTTGAGGGTGGTGCATCGGAGAACCCATCAGCATCCAAGCTGCCAAACGTCTTCACAATTGGCGAGATATTCATTCCTGGAAACAGCCTTGAAACAACAGGCCGTAACGCCCTCAAGGTGACAGAGAAGATCACTAAAAATTACACAATGGAAGATATCGGGAAACTTGACAAGAAAATAGATAGACTGACTGAGTCGGTTTCACTATCTCTATTGGAAAGTCAGACTAGAGATATCTTCATTCCAGATGCTAATGGTCTCGATAGGTTCAAGAACGGTATTCTTGTGGATTCATTCAAGAACCTTCAGGTAGCTGATATAGCTGATCCTGAATTCTTCTCGGCTGTTGATAAGGGATTGACAGTGTCGATGCCTAAGGTTAGACAATTTCCAATTGACCTCAAGCACGATAACACATCGAACGTGAATACGTATAGAGACGTTGTGACACTCGCTGATACAGGACAAGTTAAAACCTTGATAAGTCAAGGATACGCTACCAATGTCCGTAACGCAGTGTCTAACTTCTATAATTATAGTGGTCAAGCAGCTATCGATCCACAATTCGATTCGGGATACAATACAGTTCAAAACCCAGCTATCAATCTCGAGATTGATATGGCAACACCGATGCTGGATCTTGTGAGCAATATTCAACAACTCCTTCCCCTAACGACAACGGTGACGCAGTCAGATACCACGTTTGAAACTCGCTTAAGTCCTTTAAATAATCAGTTTATTATAACAAGAAACGACACCACTACCCAAACTGGTTTAGGGGCGGACGCAACGTCAACGACCGAAAATGTTGGCAGCTTCGTTACCGATATAGGTTTCAACGCCTATATGCAATCCCGTGAAGTTAAGATTCTGGTGACAGGACTCAGACCGAATACCCGTCACTATATTTACTTCGATCAGGATGATGTCAACTCCAGTGTGTATCCAGGAGAGGTTGTTACTGACAACGACACCATTGATGTTCGTGACGTTCAACAGAATGGGACTCTCGGCTCTGCTGTTAGAACTGACGCTAGCGGTATCCTCGCTGCAATATTCGTGATTCCAGAGAACACCTACTTCGTCGGTGAGACTGATATCGAGATTTCGGATGTGTCAACTTACAACAGCATAATATCTGGGGGCACGTCGTATAGTAGAACATCGTACCGCGCATACAACTTCACGATTGGACAGTCCAGCCTAACGTCCACAACACGAACAGTCGACTTCAACGTTAATACAACAGTGACAACTAACCAGAACGTCACTACTCGTAATATCCCAGATCCAGATGGTGGTGGAGGCATAGGATCTGATCCATTGTCACAAACGTTCTTTGTTAAGTCAGGTCGTGCTGAAGGTGCATCTGTAGTATATGTCAATCAAGCAGTTGTATTCTTCCAAACGAAGTCAACGGTTAATGGTGTGACGGTAGAACTTAGAGAGGTTATCAACGGATACCCATCTGCGGAAGTATTACCTTTCGGTAAGAAGCACATGACACCGACTGAGATCCTTATTTCAGCGGATGGTACAACAGGAACAGTTGTTGAGTTTAGTAACCCTATCAAGCTATCAGTCGAAAAGGAATATGCTCTAGTTATCATTCCCGATGCTAACGATCCCAACTTCCTGCTATACACATCAAAAGTAGGTGGTACAGATCTTGCTACTGGTGTCTCAGTTACACAAGACTGGGGTGATGGGGTACTATTCACATCGACGAATAACAGGGCTTGGAAATCATACCAAGATGAGGATCTCAAATTCATCATCAGAAGATTGGAATTCTCTGATCAAACTGGGTATGCAGATCTGGTTCCAAACGATGTCGAATTTCTCGAGATATCTTCTCCAGTAAGCAATTTCCGCGTTGGAGAAATTGCTTACGTCATCAAGGCCACAGAATATACTGGAGTAGGTGTATCTGGGACCACTCTTACTGTTCCTCTAGGTTCTGTTGAGTTCAACGTCGGGGACTACATAATCTTGACGCAAGGAACTGACACGTTTGTTACTTCTATAGTATCCATTAGTTCGACAGGTGGTGAAACTACAATCGTAATGGCGGGTCAATCAGGACTTGATGAAGGTGGTGCTGAGCCTATCGATGCTTCCTTGGTAGTTACAGGAATTGTGGACTACTTCGATAGCAAGAATCCCGATAAAATTCACCTATCGAACAGCTCTGCTAGAGCAACCGCTAGCTTCGAGGCAACAGATCAAATCATTGGGTATAGAAGTGGTGCAACCGCGACTATCGACGGAATCGTAGACGAGGTTATCTCGTATACACAACCATTTATCTATATCGACAATACTCTACGATCAAGTACGGATTATGTGCTATATGACGGGGTGTCTGTCGATAGAGCTATTCCAATTAATCGAAACGTATACCTAACTGGCGAACCACGAACAGTTTCAAGTAGATCCAACATTGTCACTGGGACGTCAACACAAGACTTCATCATCAGAGTTAATATGAGTAATGGTGGATACCAAACAACGACCCCTGTACTCGACTCAGATATATCAATGCTCAATGCATATCAATATCACATTGGTGACACTGAAGCTGAAACGTCTAAATACCTATCTAAAGAGGTTATCCTACAAGAAGATATGGGTGCTGTTGGGCTGAAGGTTCTCCTTTCCGCTTACAGACCACCTGGCACCGTAATTGATGTATACTCAAGATTCGTTAATGAGTCAAACATAGATGTGAAGTCGGCTTGGATTCAACTCGAGAACGCTAGTCCTGAGATGTACTCCAACAACCCAAGCACGACAGATTATCGTGAGTTTGAATATAATCTAGCCGCTGAGACGAGTGAGTTTGCCTCATTCCAGGTAAAAATTGTCATGAGACATATGACGACTGCTGAGAAGGATGCAGCTAATATAGTTGCAACAACGAACATCAACTTGTTCACACACCTATACGATTATCGAGCAATCGCGCTCACGTAATGGCTTTAATTAGGAAGCAGACTGGTCTCGTCAACGCAGATAAAACAGCTTACCTAGCAGCTAAGACTGCTAGGGAAAAGCAACTGATTATGAAAGATCTTGAAGCGAGAGTTAAGTCCCTCGAACTTAAAGTGCAACAACTAGCTGAATTGGCAACAAAATGACTGTAATTCTCCAACCTATCGTTAACACCGACACATTCAGTGTTTGGAAAGATCGTACAAATGAAATCGTAGAGGCTCTCCAGGATGTCGTTTCATTAGGTGACGCTGGTACTGAAAATGCCAATGGTAACGTCATCGTCAACGGCAACATTACCACAACGAATATATTAAAGACTGATGATATGGAGCCCTTGACTGGAGTAACAGGAACCATTACAGTCAACGGCAAGCTGATGACGGGGGATCTATCTGTCGACAGTGGTACGGGAGCTCTCTCACAAGTCGAGTTTACCCAGAATGGTGTTGGCACATGGGTCATAGAAACAGACACCAGCCACAATAGCTTGGATATTGGCACATCAGATGGAAGCCACACACTAAATATTAATGCTACTACGGGAATCATCACATCAAGTGGAGTAACACAACTTACGCTCGCTGCTGACATCATCCCCAATCTCGATGCTTCAAAAGTGACTGCAAACACGTTCTCGACCGCCAGAATACCCAGTTTAGCAGCTACGAAGATTACATCCGGTACATTTTCAGTTGACAGAATACCTAGCTTAGCACCAACAAAGATCTCCGTTGGATCATTCAATGCGGGAACATACACCTTCGACGATCTCGTGATGACCAGCGCAGGAGTTGATACTCTTACAGCGAATAACGTGACATTCAATGGCGCTGTTGCAGGTAACTCTATAGCCACGAAATTGCAAGCTGAAACTGGCACATCTAATGATACTCTAATGACACCTCTTAGGGTGAATGAGCGGATTATTGATATAGGCTTGAAGGACGGTGCGTACAGAGAGATTAAGAGTGATGATCTTGACCTAACAGTTGAGCCTACCTTCCTAACTACACGTGGTGTAATCGATGCAACTACTGTTGGAATTGGTTACATGCTACTGAAGGACGCGCAATCAACAGGCATATCCGCAGGGAGTTCGATCTCGGGTGTTCAAACCCGAGTGTTGAACAACCAAGTTTCAAACACCATAACTGGCGCGTCTTTGGCGACGAATACGATAACCCTACCGCCAGGAACGTATAGGATTAATGGATCTGTACCTGGGTACAAAGTCAACAGTCACCACGCATATCTGTATAATGTTACGGACGCTGAAATATCCATTGTTGGAACCAGTGAGCTATCTAACTCCACAAGCCCATCGCAGACTAGGTCGATTATACACGGCAAACTCATACTAGCATCAATAACTCAATTTCAAGTTCGACACGCGACAGAACTAGCTGTAACCTCTTTGGGGTTAGGTGCACCCGCTGGCGGTACCGCTGAAGTGTACACCACAATAGACATTGTTAAGGAGTCTTAATTATGAAATATTTTTTGAATGACACTTGGGTAAACGACTCAACCATTGACACCGTTCCCACAGGTGGTGTTGTGTTAACAGATACTGAGTGGAAGAATAGACTGGTTGCTGAAACACCACCTACGGAGGCCATGTTGGCAACTGAGCGTGCCAACATGGTGATAACTAAAACGCAGGGGGTTCTAGCTCTCGGGGAGATCCAATGGAATCAGGTTGTATCATATAGGGATGTAACTGCCACTTGGGCAGAGAGAGTCATTATCGACAGTTCAGCTAATTGGATACGGTTAAGTGAAGACACTGCATTGATTCAATTTGTGGTAGGGCTCACTGACCTTGAAATTGACCAACTGTTCAGGGATGCTTCGACTCTCTAATACACTCTCCTCTGTCAGTGTCAGTATCTGTTACTATAAATACGAGTAGATACCATCTGTAGAGGACGCCAACATGTCAATAAAGGCAAATTTGATAATCGATCAAGGAACTGATTTCAGTGCGACTATTGACCTTATGGATGGTTTTGATGCCCCGTATGACCTGACTGGGTTCACAGTATCATCTCAAATGAGAAAGAATTTCAAGTCCAGCACTGCTGTAGATTTTAGCGCCACCAGCAATGGCGTGCTAGGTCAGATCATCCTCAGCATGAGTAAAACCATCACGACCGATTTGGATCCAGGAAGATACCTTTACGATGTTGAAATAACGTCTGCAGTAGACGTTACAACACGTGTGGTTGAGGGAGTCGTTAATGTTACTCCTGGAATAACGAGAACGTAACATGACAAACATAAGAGCAAAAGTAACGCCAACTTCTGGAACAGCATTGAAGGCAAGAGTCAACCCAGCAAATGAGTTTGTTGTGACTAACTATGCTCTAAACGCTTCAAACTTAAAGCTAGCCAATATCAGCGATATCAACATGACCGATATCGCTGATGGTGCAGCCTTAATATACAACGACGACACATCGACGTGGGAAGCAAGCCCCATTATAGAAAACCCTAATACAACCCTAAATGGAGGCAACTTCTAATGTCTATAGTTAAGATTAAACGATCCAGTTCAGCTGGATCTCCCCCTTCTGTTGCACAAGCTGAACTAGCATACTCTTATCTAGCAGGCACCCTAGCAAATGGTGGCGATCGTCTGTATATTGGTACAGGAGCGGAAACTAATGGAGTTGCAGCAAACATCGACGTTATCGGTGGCAAATACTTCACCGACAAACTGGATCATACACCAGGCGTCCTCACCGCAAACTCCGCCATTATAACTGATAGTAGCAATAAGATTGATCAACTAATCATTGATAATCTCACTATTGATGGCAACAGTATAGTATCAACCAACACTAATGGCAACATCACGATTAGCCCGAATGGAACAGGCGTAATCGACATTGCTAGTACTCGTATAACAGGCGTTGCGGATCCTGTTGGTCTCACTGATGCTGTATCATTAGGATACTTAACAGACGTCAACGCTGCAGCTAATATATCTCTAGCTGGTGATACAGGAACCGATACTCTTGTCATCAGTTCAGACACTCTAACCTTCGCTGGTAATACTAGCATCGCAACAGTAGTTACCAATAACCAGGTTGATATCAGACTAACGAACACCACAGTCACTCCAGGCGCGTATGGATCGACCACAAATATTCCAGTACTTACTGTTGACTCACAAGGACGAATTACTGCAGCGTCTACAGTGTCAGTTGCAACCACTCTTACCGTTGGGGCAGATTCTGGGGCTAATGACACCGTAAACCTTCTAACAGACACCCTGAATGTTTCTGGTGGAACTGGCGTATCGACGACAGTGACCAACAACAACATTGCTGTATCGATTGGCCAGAGTGTTGCTACAACCTCGAACGTGACATTCAACGACGTTGGTGTGTCGGGGGATCTTACCGTCACTGGTGATCTTGTTATCAACGGAACAACAACTACATTAGATGTTGCAACGATGTCCGTTGAGGACCCTCTAATTCGTCTAGCAACTGGGAACACACTTGATACCCTCGATGTTGGTTTCATGGCCCAATATGATGGTTCAACCACAGCGAAGCATACTGGTGTTTTTCGTAATGCAACCGATAAAGAGTGGTATGTGTTTGATAGTTATGAAGCTGTTGATCCAAACCTAAACGTAATCGACACAGGCCATTTGAGTTTCGCGCTCGCGTCCCTCAACGTTGATGTTATTAGATTTGCGGCTCAGAATTTCAATCTAACAGGCGATGTCACAGGTACCGTTAGCATAAACGATTTTGGTGAGAATGCTATCAACATCGCCACAACTATTCAACCAAATAGTGTCGCACTTGGTACCGACACGACTGGGAATTATGTAAGTGGTTTAGTTGCTACAGCTGGTACAGGGCTTTCTGTAACAGGATCAGGATCCGAATCTGCAAGCGTGACAATTGCGGGAATAAACGCAACAACATCTGTAAAGGGTGTTGCATCATTCTCATCTTCAAACTTCTCTGTATCTTCTGGCGCTGTATCAATTTCTGAAGTTGACGGCGGAACGTACTAACCACACAGGAGATATATATCTCCTCCCACCGGCTATATAGCCACCTATAAAGTGAGTAGTTGCACATGTCAACGATTAAATTACGCCGGAGTGCTACTGCGGCTAAGGTTCCTACAACAACAGCTCTTTCCTTAGGCGAGCTCGCGATCAACACCTACGATGGTAAGCTATATATCAAGAAAAACGTAACAGGCACTGAGTCTATTGTAGCGTTTAGCGATATCGCTGACAACACCACATCAGAATTAGCTGAGGGTACAAACCTATACTACACGACCACTAGAGCTAACACCGCAATAGATAACAGAGTCACAAAGACTTTCGTGGATGCTCTGGGTGTAAACTCTTCAACGATTGGGGGTCTATCAGCATCCCAAATCGTTCAAACAACAGGTGCCCAATCAGTCGCAGGTGTAAAGACGTTTACTGATGATATAGTTATGGATAAAGGCGTGTCCACGATTAATCTCGGATCTGGAACTAATGGTGGCCCTCATGGAATAAAGTTTTATACAGCAACAAATACAGTAGGTATACAACTCGTTTTTCGAACAGGATCTGGCGACGCACGTTGGGAGAATTCTCTAGAAGAGCCAATCGTAACGATCGAATCAGACACTTCAAACGTTAGGATGCACAACGACTTGAATGTTAATGGTAACGCGACTGTCACATCAGACGTTAATGCTGCCAATTTTAATACCACATCTGACAGGACTGTCAAGGAATCAATAGAGACTTTGACTGATGCGTTAGAAAAAGTGCATTTGATGCGTGGTGTGTCATTCAACTTCAAAAAAGATAAGAAGCCACATATTGGGGTCATCGCTCAAGAAGTTGAGGAGGTGATTCCTGAACTCGTGCATACCGATCAGGACGGCCTCAAATCAGTGGCATATGGAAACTTGGTGGGACTATTGATTGAAGCAATAAAAGAACAGCAAACTCAGATAGACGAGCTGAAATCAATAGTCAACACATAAATACCACAATACGCCTAGTAACCACGAAAGGTATCGAGAATGGCAATTAAAGTAATAGGTACGACTGTAATTGATGACAGTCGTAACGCCACATTCCCTACAGTAAATGCAGATTCTATCGTATCTGGAACATTCGATACAGATGTTGGTACTCCAATCTCCATCGGAGGATCTGGTACGATTGGGGGAACTACATGGGATAATGGTGTATTCAAAGTAGGTACGGATACTACCGGTTGGTCCATGGACACAAACGAACTGTACAACTCTAATAATGGTATAATCGGCTCGCTTACTGGATCCATCTCTTTAACCCCATCCACATACACCCGATCTACAAGACCTCTATATCTTGGCACAGCGTTGGGTGATGGATACGAGCTGTCAGTCAAGTCGGCTGGTTCCGATACAGTCGTATTTGACTTAGCGTCAGCTACTGCAGATACCATCCTCACTATATCATCAGAGGATGGATCTATAGACGCTGGATCTAAATTTGTGAGCTTTAGCGACGCAGCAACGGAAAGATTCCATGTTAATGGATTAGGTGACATGTATGTTGCTGGTGACGTTGGAATTGGTAATACAGCCCCCACCGAAAAACTACATGTGGAAGGTACTGTCCGCAGCAATGGTGTTGATTCGCACGGGTCCGTGAATGTGTTCAAGGGTTCAACAGCCTCGTTAAGCTTGATCAGACCTGCGCCAGTTGGTGTGAATCCACCAGGTTATCTAGGAATTACGTTTTGGGATACGCTCGGCGACGAAGCCGTACTACCTGATGTACCCGGTGACACAAAAGCGCGGTGGCTAAACTATGTTATGAACCAAGCTGGTGTGGACTCGGACTTGAGATGGCAATCCCGAGACGCTAATGGGGATGTCATTGGTACCGTATTGACCATGGAAAACGACACCCGATATATTGTTGCTGAGACCAAGTTCTTATCACCTATATTTGAGACGGACACTGGTACTCCAATCTCCATTGGAGGATCCAGCTCGATTGCAGGAACTACATGGGATAATGGTGTATTCAAAGTAGGATCAATTGCTGAAGGTTGGTCCATGGACACAAACGAACTATACAACTCTGTGTCTAGTGCAATTGGTACCCTTTCTGGTGACTTGAACCTCAAACCAGCTGGTTATACGCGATCCTCTAGTCCTATGCATCTTGGACCATCGTTGATGACTGGACGAGAATTAACAGTTACATCAACAGGATCTAACACAGTCGCATTCGATTTAACGTCGGCTAGCGGTGACACTATTTTGGATCTATCTTCTTCAGATGGCACGATTAGTGGCGGATCAAAGTTCATTAACATGGCTGCGAATTCAACCACTGATGTAATGTACGTTACTGGATTAGGTGACATGTATGTTGCTGGTGACGTTGGAATTGGTACGGAGTCACCAGAACTACCCCTACACGTGGTTGGCGATGCCCGTGTTGATGGACTGGAAGTACATGGCGCCACAGCATACGCCTTGAGACTGTTTAGACCTGACACAACCTCCCACCTCGGAATCTCATTTAATGATCCCGCAGGCATACGTTGGTCGAATTATGTAATCAACACCGCCGACGCCAAACTAAATTGGCGAGCATACAATGCCACTGGGGTTGCGATAGGAAATGCGTTACAAATCGACAACACTACAAGAGTTGTTGAAGCAATAGTGAGCATGGAATCGCCCCTTTTCGAGACGAGTACTGGTACTCCAATATCCATTGGAGGAGGATCCGGCACAATTGGGGGAACTACATGGAATAATGGTGTATTCAAAGTAGGTACGGATACTACCGGTTGGTCCATGGATACCAACGAGTTATACAACTCTGATGATGGTATAATCGGCTCGCTTACTGGATCCATCACCTTAACTCCAGCCACATATACCCGATCTACAAGACCATTGCATCTAGGATCAAGCATTACGGCTGGAGTTGAATTATCAGCCTCGGCTGCTGGGTCCAACGTGGCCACATTTGATCTAACATCAGCCGCCGGCGGTGGCGACACTATCTTGAATTTGACTTCTTCGGACGCTACAATCGTCGCTGGATCAAAGTTCGTTGAAGCCTCGTCTGGCGGCGCCGAGAGATTCTCAGTTGCTGGTGATGGTGACATGTATGTTGCTGGTGACGTTGGTATAGGGGTTCAACCCACAGCAGGAACTAAACTTAACGTATTCTCCAATGGCCTTGGCAGTGAGATTCAGACGTGGACTGCTGACTTAGGCAATCAAACACGAACTGCCAAACTACTCGCTCCAGAAGCGGATACAACTAGCAGTCCATTTGTGCTTATGACCAACAACGCATGGATAATGAGAATCGACGCTAATAACGCTCTAGAGTTACCAGCCACCGGAACCGATATTTTATCGCACGGCAATCGCATACTTACTGAAGTTGATACTGGGTATACACATGCCGTTGATGTCACTCTAGAATCTGGAACTATCTACAGTGCCAACGATGCTACTATCGAAGCAATGTCGATCGATGTTGACCAACTAATTGTCCGAAGACTTCCTACTACAGCTTCAGCCGGACAAGTTGCTCCAGTCGGGGAATATACCACGTGGAGACGTGAACCGGGAGCTACCACCTATCCATATTTTACCACTGATTCCGGTACAGTGAAATGGGTCAATACGGGGTTAGGCAAGGACGAGATACTAACGACATTCTCTTCGGGACTAAATGCAGCGTTTACGAACCCTGTATTGACTGGAGTCGCAAGTGGATCAGCTATACAGCAGACCAATACCGATTCAACAGCCGATCTGATTTTAGTCAACGGATCGCACGGGTTGGGTATTCCTATCGAGCTCACGACCACATCACATATAGCTGATAGAACGATTGGTCCTGGATTTTTCTCATACGATCCTTCTGTTGTTACAGGCGGTCCAGTAACAACAGCGGGCAACCACAATCTAATTGTAACAAAAGAGTCTGCGAGTGTCAGTAGGTCCTATATTTCCATAGAATCAGGCCAAAACCTTGATTACAAAATGTGGGTCGGCAATCGTGATAACAGTTCTTCCATCAATTGGAAAGAGGTCATCCTTGGAGAAGACTATGGTATAGGAATCAACAAAGGTGTACTTGTAGCAAACACAGGGCCAGGACTGGATGCATTGAATGCAAGTGGGCTCTATTACGGCCTCGGTGGGGGCCACGCAGGAGTGCCATTAGGCGACAATCCCTTTCCTGCTTTTGGAGGTGCGTTCAATTTACTATCACTTTCCGCCGGTACTGGCAACGACGACGATTATCTATCACAGGTAGCATTCCGATGCTCAGGCACTGGCACGCAGGGTCAAATGGCAACTAGAAGTCAAGCTCTAGTTGCTGATGGTTGGGGTCCTTGGAGACAGGTATACGACCAACAAAATATCGTTGGAGACGTATCTGTCGACGGATCCGATGTACCTACAGGTTCGATAATTAAAAGAGGTTACGACGATACTACCGGATTTTCCTATACGCAGTACGCAGATGGAACCATGGAAGTGTGGGGGATCAAAACAATGGGAAATATTGGTGATCAGTATGGTTCAGGTCTTGGAACATGGGATGATCCATACATGACTGATCTCCTGCACGTTACTTGGCCTATTGCTTTCGCGTTTCTTCCCACTGTCACAGCTACACCTATGCCCACTATTGCAGGCACAACCAACGTCAAAGATCGTGGTCTAACTGTAGCTGCGTGGAGGCCGCCGACTCTCATAGAATGGAAAAATATACGCGCCGTGGCTATAGGGTCAACAGATGCTGTATTTGCTGTTGAAATACATATACATGCACACGGCCGGTGGTTCTAATATGCCGATTAGAACAGTTATAACAACCACACCTGCTGTGTCGGGAATCTTCGGATTGAATAGCACGCAACTGACGGGTCGTAGATGGACCGTTCAACCCTTGTTGCCTATCCCCGACGACATTACCACCCAAGCTGTGCAGTTCGTGACATCAAATAGGAATAAATCAGCCAACGTAAGTGTGTGGTCCAACGTCCAATACGGCCAAGACCCCGTAGGTGCCTTGAGATTTAAACCATGTGCGCCTTACGTATATCCCACGGCTGGGCCCTATGATGCCATTGTACAAACCCCCCCACCATATCAGCGATACGGTGAAGAGCTTGGTACAGATGGTAGATTTGAGTTTGGTGACGATGACGTCGGGGCCTACGATTGGCCTGGGATGGGGGTCAAAGAAACTGAAAGTTGCCTGAGGCTGAACATATTTGCTCCCGAAGGCTTGTCAAATCGTCCCGTCATCTTCCATATTCATGGGGGAGGTTGGGGTGTATATCACTCACGTGGCCCGCAACAGCTTGGACACAGAATGGCAGCCCATAAGGGGTGTGTGGTTGTTACCGTTGAATATAGACTATCGACGAGAGGACACTTTCCACATCCTGATCTAATAGAGAGCAACGAGCCAAGCGTTGCTTACACCGACATAAAGGTAGCTCTAGAGTGGGTATATAATAACATATCAGCTTTCGGTGGTGATAATACCAAGATCTGTATATCGGGAACATCTGCTGGCGGAGCTGCTGTACAATTGCTTATGACAGACGATGATACTCAAACTTGGTTTAGTTCCGCATGGATTGGTTCTGGAGGGGGTGGTGCCAACTATATCGACTCCGATTACTACAACGATTTAACGCGACTATACGAAAAAGCTATTCGTGGTATGGCTCCAATACTATCATCGAAAGACCCAGCATACCACAGAGTTTCTGATGCTATAACAGCAAATGGTTTCGCGTGGGCCATGCAGAACGCTCTACGAATCGAAGATCTTGAAGCATTGGCTGATGCTGGGGAATACCTAACATACAGTTCCGTCAAAGCTGCTGTTGCTAGCGGAAGTGCTCTAGCGACATACACGGCAGCCACAGCTAACATATACCCATTCAAGAGAGGAACGCACGATAGCGCTATAGAAGCTGCCAAAGATGGGAAGTATAGAAAGCCATTCGTCAGTTTGTACGTGGAATGTGAAGCCTTAACTCTGCTTGCAGACGGCTCAACAGATGGACTCAGAACCGCACTTCTCAACCTATCAACAGACACTTTAGATAGTTGGTCGCAACGTCTTGGTTACATTGATTATGACGGGTGGAAAGCAGCCGCCTGGCAACCTGTCGTCAGCGTTGACTATGCAGACGTTGGGGGTGGTGCAATAAACTATACCGGTCTTGGCCACTTATCAAGCTCGTGGTTCGGTAGGGTAGCACATTCACCAAATATTCCTAGTGCGGATAGTTTGGAAGCTGAAAATAGAAGAGTCCTCTACACACACGCGGTGTTTGGGTATCCTGCATGGCGAGTAGCAAGAGCGGCCACTGAGACAGCGTCTGCTACTGCATGGCTAATCGTAAACAATTTCTCCCCGAATGGTGTTTGGGCATCTCACTCGCAAGAGGTGTCTCTCATGCTCGGTAATATAGAGTGGGTAGTCGCTGGGAAAAAGGAATTCGACGTTATTGCAACCCCCGATCCAGGATGGTACGTCGCCAATTATATGGACTCGATATACGCGTCAGAATTCATGATGCAAGCTCTTGCAGCTCTTGCTGCAACTGGCGATCCCGACGGGGCGTACACCTACCTTGGATTTGATCTATTCAACGATCTTGCCACATTACCCTCTCCAGCGTCATATGTGCAACCGACGTTCCAGGAATATGAAGTTGCTAATCCCGGATATGCTAACGTTATTGGGAAATTCTTCGATCAATATAACCTCAATGGATATGATCCAACACTAATGAGCTGGAGAGATGCTAGGTCGCAGTACGGGGATCAGATGGGAGCTGCAATGCTTGAGTACGAGTCCCTTCTCGAACCATAAATAGCCTAAAGGTGGAGGATTACTATGGCACAGCCAACAACAAGAACAGAGTTTAAGGACTGGTGCCTGCGCAAGCTAGGTATGCCAGTGATCGAGATTAACGTTGATCAAGATCAAATAGAAGATCGGATTGATGAAGCTCTATCATACTACTGGGATTATCACTTTGATGGGACAGAGAAGACATTTCTGAGTCACGAAGTTACAGCTGATGATAAGACAAACCGGTATATAACCATACCAGAAAACATCATCGGAGCAGTTAACCTGTTCCCGATCAATACCTCTGTCATGTCTACTAGTGGAATGTTTAGTGTTCAATATCAGTTTCTCCAAAACAACCTACATGAGATTGGGAATGGTAGCTTGACTGATTTCTACATGAAGATGTCACATCTCCAGTTCATGGAAGATCTGTTGGTTGGAGCTCAACCAATTCGATATAACAGACACATGAACCGCCTACACATTGATACTGATTGGGATGTACTAAATGTGGGGCAATTTATAGTTGTCGAGTGCTACACCATTGTCGATCCTCAAACATACACTGATGTGTGGAAGGATCGTTGGTTGCAGAACTATGCTGCGGCTAAGATCAAGCATCAGTGGGGATCTAATCTAACCAAATTCGTTGGAATGACTTTACCAGGCAATGTTCAGTTTAATGGTGAGCAGATATACCGCGATGCTGATGAGGAAATCAAGAAGCTTGAAGAAGAGATGATCAGATCGTACAGTTTGCCAGTTTCTGATATGATTGGTTGACTTGATACCCTACCTTGTATGCTCATAGTATATTCCTAGCAGTATAAATACCCCATAGTAACAGGATAGTATAGCAATGAGAAACTTCTACTTTGAAAACCATCAAAACTCAATGGAGCAGCAGCTCATTGAGGATCTTGTTATTGAGTCTATTCGTATCCACGGTATTGATGCATGGTATATGCCACGCACGATCGGAGCAAAGGATGATTTGTTCAACGAAGACGACCTACCGATCTTTGAGAATGCGTATATGGTAGAAATGTATGTGAAGTCTGTTGACGGTTTCGAGGGTGAAGGAGACTTCTTATCTAAGTTTGGACTACAGATTCGAGATAGCATGGTTTTAACGATAGCTCAACGAGTGTTTAATGATGATGTCGCTGTAAACGATTATAATATCATCACGAGACCTAATGAGGGTGATCTAATATACTTCCCCTTAAATGATAAGATATTTGAAGTAATGCATGTCGAACATGAGGCAATATTTTATCAAATGGGCAACCTACAAACTTATGACTTGCGTTGCGAGTTGTTTGAATTCTCCAACGAGAGATTCACAACTGGTCAAGAATTTATAGATATCAAGTACGCTGAAATTGCCACTACATCAAATGCGGCCATGGATAATATCGAGGACTTTGATCCTCTATCCGATAATACAATAATTGAAACGGAAGCTGATAGCATCCTCGACTTCTCCGAATCTAATCCGTTTGGCGAAGATACGTACTAATCGGAGGGCATTTAAATGTATGGAAACACATTCTACAATGAAACGACACGCAAATATGTTGCGACGTTCGGGACACATTTCAACGACATTATCATCAATCGCAAGGATAATGCTGGAACTACTATACAAACTTTCAAGGTGCCAATCAACTATGCACCGATGCAAAAGATTCTAGCTAAACTCGAACAGGATCCTAGCTTGAATGCACCAGCAATGACTCTTCCTCGGATGTCTTTTGAAATAACAAACATGGCCTACAACCCATCCCGTAAGTTGGGAAGCTTGACGAGATTGACTCGTGGTATTCCTGGAACGAACGATTCTTTGCTTGCGCAATATGTCCCTGCACCATATGATATCGAATTTCAACTTAATATTATGACAAAATACGATGAAGACGGAACTAAGATTCTTGAGCAGATAATCCCATATTTCAAACCTGAGGTTACACCCTCCGTCCAGTTAATCGCTGACCTCGATCCTGTTGATGTACCGATCGTGCTGAATTCAGTATCAAAGGAAGACGTTTACGAAGGGGCTTTCGAAGAGCGGCGTGCTCTGATATGGACTCTAAGCTTCACGATGAAGGCTTACTACTTCGGACCAACCACCACAAAAAAGATAATCAAGTTTGTTGAGGCTAACGTCTACATTCCACTAACAGCAGACGATCCGTTTGAGAGAATCACAGTCCAACCAGGACTAACAGCGAATGGTGAGCCAACAACTGATCAAGCTGAAACTATAGCGTACCAGGACATCAACTTTGATGATGACTGGGCATACATTGTGACTATTGAGGATCTTTAATGCCTGATGATAAAATAGGAAGTAGCTTGGGTCTTGAGCCCATCTTTGAGGTGTTAGCGCCTGATGATAACTTCACCCCTCCAGCAATAAGCTCCCCCTCCAACCAAGATGAAGATTACCAATATGCCCGCGAGAACTTTTACAACGTAATTGAAAAGGGAGGGCAGGCTCTGGAAGATATGTTGGCTATTGCAAAGGGATCTGAGCATCCGCGTGCATACGAAGTGATATCTACTATCATGAAGACCCTTGTCGATGCTAACAAAGATCTTGTTGAGATGGGGAATAAGAAGATTAAAAATGAAGGTGGCGGCGCTACAGGGTCAGATGACCAACAGAGTATTACCAATAACGTATTTGTTGGTTCGACGGCTGAGCTACAGAAATTGATGAAGGAATTAAAGAATGGTGGTCCAAGCTAAGGGATACAACGGGAACTTATCTCTGAAGCGAAAGGGAACGCCGATTGAATTCACGGCGGATATGGTCGAAGAGTATATTAAGTGTGCCAATGATCCCATATACTTCGCTGAAAAGTATATTCAAATTGTCCATGTTGATCACGGGCTGATCCCAATCAAAATGTATGAATATCAAAAAGAGATTACTCGTGCAATCACCAATCATCGACGTGTAACTGTTAATACATCAAGACAGGCAGGAAAGATGCAAACGTTGGATACGGTAATACCGACTCCCGACGGGTTTCAGACTATGGGCGACATACGCGTAGGGGATAAAGTCTTCGGAGACGATGGATATCCCGTTAACGTGTCATTTGTATCCGACCGTCAAGTAAGGCCATACTACAAGATCACATTCGACGATGGTAGCTCCACTACAGGTGCAGATAACCACCGTTGGACAGTATACTCGCGCTTCAATCGAGAAGGTCATTGCGCGAAAGATTTACACAAGCCGCAAGTGCTGACAACTGAAGAGATCCTCAACAGTTGCTGGAAACATAAAAACAGTCACGGCTATTACGAGTATGCTTACTACATTCCCAATTGCAAACCAGTACAATATACTGCGAGAGATCAACTGATCGATCCGTATGTCCTTGGATGCTGGTTAGGAGATGGCTCGTCTTGGGGTAACCAACGTCCAAACGTGCACACAGCACGCATCGAAGGACTATCACTGAGCGATCTTCGCTACTACGGTCTTCTCGAACAGTCACGCGACAATGGTCCTACCAAACACATACCTGATGATTACCATTACGGCAGTGTTGAACAGCGCCTGTCCTTAGTTCAAGGACTGTTTGATACAGATGGTTTCATTTCTGCTGATAAGCGATGGTCGATACAGCTTACACGAAAAAATCAAAGGCTGATTGACGATATATACACGTTGCTTTGCTCACTAGGAGTCAAGGTGACGAGACTCGCTTGTCCTGGAACGAATAGCGAGCGTTTGAGTTTTCGGTGCGGGTCTGATCTCAAGATCTGTCGGATTGCCCACAAAGCAGACAGAGCTCCTGCAACCGCTTCGCGATATTCGATGAGCCGAACGATCCAAAACATCGAGTATATTGGCGAGCGAGAGGGGGTGTGTATACAGGTAGACAATGAAAGTCACTTGTATCTGTGCGAACACCATTACATTCCCACTCACAACACAACAACTGCTGTCGCAGTAATTCTCCATTACGTCCTTTTTAATGACTATAAAACAGTAGCGCTACTTGCAAACAAAGGGGATGCTGCTCGCGAAATTCTTGACCGTTTGAAGATAGCTTATGAGGCTTTACCTACATGGCTCCAACAAGGAGTCGAAGAGTGGAATAAGGGATCTGTTGAATTCGAGAATGGTTGCAAGATCATCGCTGCTGCTACTTCATCTTCTGCGATTCGTGGTAAGAGCTGTTCCTTCCTGTATATTGATGAAACGGCTTTCGTTGAAAATTGGGATGAGTTCTTCGCTTCTGTTCTTCCAACAGTGTCGTCTGGTAAAACGACGAAGATGTTGTTTACATCAACCCCAAATGGGCTCAATCACTTCTACAAAACTTGCATGGGAGCCAAAGAGTTAGAGGAGGGTAGTGAGGGTCCTCAAGGTAAAAACGGCTTCATATATATTGAGGTGCCGTGGCAAAGAGTTCCCGGAAGAGATCTCGAGTGGAAAAATGAAACACTTGCCTCCATGGATTTTGATAACCAGAAGTTCGCGCAAGAATTTTCTTGCGTTACAGGAGATTCACTCGTAACGATCAGATGCAAGGATACGGGTGAGGAGAGAACCGTTGAGATTCAACAGCTATATAACGAATTGTATGCCTATAAACACACAAACCAAACTAAGTGTGAGTGGTCGAAGAAGCGTAAAGGAAAATGTTGGACGCCAAGAAAAATATCACATAAACAAGCTAAAGAGATATATAATTCATTTACTACAGATACCATCGATTTCAACAGTGAATTTATCCGTAAATGTGTGAAGGCGTCTCAAAGAGACATCATTGAAGATGTTGATTTTTGTCGTCTCAAATTGCCGAACGGTAAAGCACTAACAAGGAAACAATTATACGTGGTGTATTATGCTGAAATGCTTAATGTCACAAGAGCTAATATTCGTAAAATATTAAACAGTAGGGGCATCACAGCAAAGGATCATAATGAAGTATGAAATTAAAACCCCTGAAGGGTGGTCTGATTTTGCCGGCATTAAGAAGTCGATATCTACAGAGACAATTAAATTGTACACCGTATCTGGGAAGGCTATCCAGTGTACTCGAGATCATCTATTGAAACAAGTGCATGGATTTGTACCCGCTGATATATTAAATGTTGGGGACACAATACTCACCGTAGATGGGTTTGAGTCTATATCTCACATTATCGATCATCAAGATGACGTCAGTGTATACGATGCATTAGAAGTGGAGATGAATCACGAATACCTCACCTCTGATATTGTCAGTCATAATTGCCAATTCTTGGGGAGTTCGGGGACTCTAATTGATGGTGGAAAGCTACAGGATCTTGTTAGTCTTAATCCAATCGCTGAAACTGGTGGCACACTCAGAGTTTATCAAAACCGCAAGGAGGATCATACTTATGTTTGTGTGGTTGACGTCTCAAGAGGGAAGGGACTCGACTACCACGCATTTCAGGTGATCGACGTCACACAAATGCCCTATAGACTAGTTGCATCATTTAGAGACAACATGGCAACCCCAATCGATTATGCCGACTATATATACCGAACCACTAAAAATTACAACGATGCCTACACCCTCGTCGAGATTAACGATATCGGAGCTCAAGTGGCTGATATACTACATTACGAGTACGAGACAGAAGCTCTACTACACACTGAAAGCAATGGTAGAAATGGTAAGCGGATATCGGGTGGCTTCGGTAAAAAGTCTGATAAGGGGATTCGCACAACCAAATCCGTTAAGGCTGTTGGGTGTAACATGTTGAAAATGATGATTGAGCAGGATCAGTTAATAGTTAATGACTTTTTGACAATCAACGAGTTATCGACATTCTCCAGGAAAGGGGTGTCCTATGAGGCTGAGTCGGGATGTCATGATGATCTAGTGATGCCACTTGTGTTGTTTGGTTGGTTGACTGATCAAAGCTTTTTCAAAGAGATTACTGATATTGACACAATGAATAAACTCAAGCAAATGAACGATGAACAGGTCGATCAAAACATGCTTCCTCTGGGGTTTAGTGTCAATAACGAGTTTGATGAGCATGTTCCCGATGATGTAGGAGGCACGTGGTTCAACTACTAAATCCGATATTCTATAAATAGATAGACAAAGATTTTGTAATCTATAACGAAAACAGGGAGAATTCATATGGCTTTTCAAATTAGCCCAGGAGTTAACATCAGTGAGATTGACCTTACTACCGTGGTTCCAGCAGTTGGTACTACAGAGGGAGCAATAGCGGGTGTATACCGGTGGGGTCCTACTAACGAGCCCATTCTCATCTCTTCAGAAAACGAATTAGTTTCGCGCTTCGGTGAGCCTTACGCTAACACAACATGGCAAAACTATGAGGGCTGGTTTGCATCTGCAAACTTCCTTTCATACAGTGATGGTCTTTATGTTGTACGCGTTTCAGCTAATGGAGCAACAGCTAATGCTACCAATTTTGACGCGGTTTACGAGGGTGCGCTAGGCAATTCTCTGAAGGTTGCTTACTGCGACTCATCCACATATGCTGCAACAGTTTCTGCCTTAACGATTACCATCGACGCATCCAGTAATACTGGCGTAATTACTTCAAACACGGCGGCAATTGAAGTCGGGGATGTCGTTGTATTCACCGAAACTGGTGGTAACGACCAGGAGTTGCGTGTTACTAGCTTAACTGTTGATGGGGCAAATACAGCAGTAGAATTTGCATCCAAGTATATTGGAACAGAACAATACGCAGACACCTATTCTTATCAGTGGGGACATGCTGACCTATTCGATGGCGCACCTGCAGCTAACACTCTACATGTGGTTGTCGTTGATGAAGGAGGTTCATTCACGGGTACAGCAGGAACCATTTTGGAAGTTTACGATGGTGTATCAACTGTTGTAGGAGCTAAGAACTCAGATGGTTCAACGAACTACTGGGAAAATGCTCTTGAAAATCGTTCCAAATTTATCCGAGCAGGATCCGCAGCACCTACAGGCAATGGTTATCAAACCCTAACAGCCGGTAGTGATGGTGATGGTGAAGAGACTATCGCAGTTGGAACTCTTGCATCTGGATACGATCTGTTCAAATCAAGCGAGGATATTGACGTATCCCTAATCCTAGAGGGACATCCAAGAAGCGTCACTCTTGCAAACTACATAATCGATAATATCGTGGAGTTCCGCAAAGATTGTATTGCACTTATCACCCCAACTCTTGCTACAGTAAACACATATAGTGCTCAAGACGTTGTTGATGCAGTCGCAACGATGTCCTCTTCATCATATGCTGTAGTTGATTCTGGATACAAGTATCAGTACGATAGATATGCGGATGTTTACCGTTGGGTTCCACTCAATGGTGACATTGCTGGTCTATGCGCTCGCACAGATGACATTCGCGACCCATGGTTCAGTCCTGCTGGATACAATAGAGGGTCTCTTAAGGGTGTCATCAAGCTGGCCTTGAATCCCAACAAAACTCAACAAGGTACTTTGTATAAGAGCTACATCAACCCAGTTATAATGCAGCCTGGTCAAGGTGCGGTTCTATTTGGTGATAAAACGTTCCAAGGCTCTCCAAGCGCATTCGACCGCATCAATGTCCGCAGATTGTTCATTGTCCTCGAGAAAACGATCACAATTGCGTCCAGACGTTCTCTTTTCGAATTCAACGATGAGTTTACAAGGGCACAATTCCGTAACCTAGTTGAGCCTTTCCTAAGAGACGTTCAAGGTCGTCGAGGAATCTTCGACTTCAGGGTTGTGTGTGATGCTACAAATAACACCGCTGAGGTGATTGATACTAATAGATTTATTGGTGATATCTACATCAAACCGGCTCGTTCTATCAACTTCATCCAACTCAATTTCGTTTCGGTAAGAACCGGTGTTGAATTCAATGAGGTGGTTGGTCAATTCTAAAATAGAAGGGGGCTTCAGAAGCCCCCTTCGTTACACAGTGTATACATGTCTTGATGACCCACAATCGTATACTCTTAAATAACCATTCTCCGACATTATAGCTTCCTCTGTTTTCAATGCATCATAGTTATGTGATGATTTCAGCTTGTGTTTCTGATACTTTATTCTCGACTCGAATCTACCGGTTGGTCCAGCATTTTTATAGTAGTACCAATAGTTGGGTGGTGTAGTCCCCGAATATATGAATCCAGTAGCGTCATACACCCCTCCTGATCCAAAGCGTAGATCACAATATGAGAGTATTGTAGTACCAGGTGAACACGTTCCAGTGAATCCTTTAAACAGCTTACCAAATCCTCCGACAACAGATACCCCTTGTTTAGTTGAATATCGTATCAACTCAAAGTCGTGATCGCTGTATCGGGATTTGGATAAGGATATAACGCTGACAAGCTCTCCCTGATTATGTAAGCCCATGTTGATTGAAGATGCTGATATTCCACCGCTAATATGATTGACGTCATGGAATTTTCTTGCAGCATAGCTCGATATTTCTGCTAGCTCAGTTTTACGAGCAAAAACACGATTTGGACATAGCCCCAACCTATACTTAATCATATTCTCCAGCAGTGGTCGTTTAGTATACCACTCATGTTCGAAGAGTGTAATCAGATTGATTCCCTGATCTTTACACCACTCATATTTCTGTTGATGGTACTTTCTTTGCTTCCCACCTTGAGTCGAGTGCCAATATTCGCCACAGTACTCAATACCCAAAGACATGTGTGGAATCATACAATCTATCTCGAACGTTTTATCACCGTAAGACCATTTTCTTGATTCTGCCACCACCCCAAGATCTGTGATGAATTTTATGAGATCAAGCTCACCTTTTGATTTGTTATATGAGTGTAGTGTTACAGGATGATTGCGTCTCCAGAATTCGCGTTTGAGTTGCTCATATGATATACCATGATCCTCAGATATCTGGATCAAATCTTTACCCTGTCGATTGCACTCAACATACGATTCAAAATTGTTAGCTATAGATAGTCTGTCAGCCGCCCACTTATCCTGTTGTGTTACGATGTTGATTCCCCGATCTTGCAACACTCTTTTTATCTTTCCTGAATTGCTATCAAGCAGGCTGGAGATGAACGATATAGTGTGGTCTTGATTATATAAATTGACAACAGTATCTGACATGGAATCAACTACCCTGTTACGTCTACCGTGATATTTTGGCACCGTGAAGCTGTTCGCATTGCACCACCCGTTAATAGCAGATATTGTTGTGCTATAAAATCTAGCAGTTGACGCCTTACCTCTGAATAATAGCGAGGTCATCAGCTCAAAGTCATCTCTGGGCGTGTATTGCAATCTCTTCATGTTAGGTTCAATGTTGTTGCGCTTACAAACTCTCGGCACCGTAGATGCGTCCATATGGTACTTCTTAGCTATATCTAGTTGAGTCATCGTATTCGATTGAACGTCGATTGAGAATTGGTTTATATCAATGTCAGCGTCTTTGCACACACTCCCCACTAAAACCCCAGTATCTTTGACCCATCTATCAATAACTGGTGGTGAAACCCCGTAGTGTTTTACAAGTTTATTACGAGTGATGTTAACTGTGGATTCAACGACCTCTCTGAAATCAATGGGGATTTGCTTCATGTCAACCTCTCTAGTTATATTAACTTCATTCAAAAGTATTTATTGCAAGAATAATTC